TCCTGATTATGAAATGGTTATGCCAAAAAGATCAAAATGGTTTGATAACATACTACGAGCTAGAGAACGTAATAATGGAAGTAAATAAATGGAAAAAAATGGGTTTTTTCTATTAATATATACTATTATAAAATAAAAAAAAATACTTTAAATATGAAGAATCTTAAACTTGAATTGTTTAACTTTAAAAAGAACCTTTCTCTTGACCAAGAAGAAGTTTCTGGAATAGTTGAAGGGCACATGAATGCTTGTAATCAAGCTTCTGAGAAAGCTATTATACTTTCATTAAATGAAAGACTTAAAGCTTATACCTATGATAATGATGTAAAAACTCTATTAGAGAGTTTAAACGACGATATGAAAAATAATGAATTATTATATGAATTGAAAAATTTATATAATGTTCTTAATACTAAAAATAGTGGTGAGATATATAGACAACCTATTAATGTTTTACTTCAAACTATTAATTTAGAAACAGATCAAGATAGAATGGCTAGAGTTCTTAATGAATTAGCAATTTATGATTGGGTTCCTGAAATTAAATTATTTGTACACAATTTAACAAAATCACCAGAACAAAGAAGTAATTTACTTAGTGGTGGTAAAGGTGAATCTATTTTCACAATTGTTGAGCAAGTGGAAGATGGTCATATTGCACTTGTTAAAGATTCTTGGTTCAATTTAAAGGAAGATTTAATTGAAAAAACACTTTTAGAAGATCATATCAAAAACCCAGAAGATTTACAAACACTTAGAATGTTGGAAACAGCTATGAAATATGCTACTATTTCTGAGGATAGAATTAATTTTAGAATTTCTGAGTATTTAACAATCGGTTTAGGTGTTGGTAAAAAAGGAGGTTATTATATTAATGAAGATGAAATGAATGAAGAAACTACATTAGAGAGTTTATTTAATTCACCAATAGTTCCTATTATTAACAAAAACTTTTATCCTATTTTATTAGAGGTTTCTAAAAACTTAGATAAATTTGTTGAATTGGACGTAGTAAAAAGAGTTAATAACTTAATCAATCCATATTTAGAGTGTTACGCATTTAATTATAAAAATTCTACATTTTTATATAGATGTGATGAGAGATATGGTAATTCATTCTTTGCTTACCAAAGTGCACTTGAATTAGTTAATGAAGTTAGAAATGAACTTAACTATGATTTGACTTATTTCTATGAAAATAGATTAGATAAAGAATTAATAACTAAAAGAAAGTTAGAAGATAAAGAAAGACAAATCACTTTAAAATTGGAAGATGTTAATTTTAACATCAATAAATTGAAAAGTTCAATTAAAATGATTGGTGAATCTGAAGTTTTATCAACAGCTCTTTCTAATTTAGAAAAAAGAAGAGAAAATCTTGATGCTGAATTAAATGCTGTTAAAGAACTTAAATATAATGAGAGAATTAAATTATAATTTATATTAACAATGAAAAAAGACTTCTATTATGGAAGTCTTTTTTTGTTTAAACTTTTTGAAATAATATATATATAACATGAAAGCCTAATCATTTATTAGGTTTTGAAAAATTAATTAATATGGATGTATCTTAATAATCGTGAATTATATGTAGAATTAGTAATAAGTAAAGCACAGGGTAAATTAACAAGACCTGCACAAAAAATGCTAGAACTCTTAGCAAAAAAAACAATCAAAAAAATGAGATATTGGTCTAATGATGATAAATTGGATTGTTATCAAACCGGACTATTATATATGTTCCAAAATTGGTACAATTTTAATGAGGAAAAATCAATAAATGCGTTTGCATATTTCACTGAAATATTTAAACGAGGCATTGCGTCCGGGCATAACCAACTACATAAGAAAAAAGGTGATAATGACCATTTAATAAAGCTTATATCAATAGAAGGAAGTAATGAGGGGATGGGTTTACATTCATTATAAAAATAAACAAGCAACTCCTCTTTTAATATATATTAAATGATAAAAGAAAAATATGTTTTAATAAAGGGACATCCTAGAAATATCAAATATTATAGTGATCTAGGTTATGATATTCAAGTTCGTCAGGAAATTGAGGTGTTAACAACAGACTTGATGAGCGGTTCATCAACTAAAATAACATCTATATGTTCCAAATGTGGGACAGAAAGTAGTAATACCTTTAAAGATTATTGGATTTATACAAATGGTTTGGTGAATAAATTTTATTGCATCAAATGTAAGGGCATTAAAACTGAAAAAACTTGTTTAGATAAATATGGTGTTTCTAATCCGATGAAAAATGATAATGTTAAAAATAAAATTAAACAAAATAATTTAGATAAATATGGAGTTGAGCACACTCTTCAATTGGATTTTGTTAAGGACAAAATAAAAAAAACTAACATAGAAAGGTATGGTTTTGAAAATCCCTTTTCAAATGATGATATTAAAGAGAAAATAAAAAAAACTAATATTGAAAATTTGGGTTGTGAATATTCATCACAATCCAAAGATGTTCAAGATAAAATAAAGGAAAGTAATTTAAATAAATTCGGTTTTACATCATATTCCAAAACAGATGATTATAGGAAAAAAGTAAAGGAGACATCTTTGATTAAATATGGCGTTGATCATTATTCTAAGACAGGTGAATATAAGAATTTAACAAAAGAAACGTGTTTATATAAATATGGTGTTGATCATTATTCCAAAACAGAAGAAAGTAAAAAAAATACAAAGATATTTAGAGAAAGAAACACTTGGCGAAAATTTTATAATCTATTAAGTGATGAATATAATATCATATCATATAAAGATGAATTTTTTAATATAAACCATCTTAAATGTGGTACAGATTTTGAAATATCAAAATCTCTATTAACTGCTAGATATAAATTAAAAAATATTTTATGTACTAAATGTAATCCAATTGGTGTTCATTTTTCATCAATTGAAAAAGAAGTAACTAATTTTTTAGATGAATATGGTATTGAATATGTTCATAGTGATCGTGATATATTAAATGGTAAAGAATTGGATATATACATACCTAAATATAATTTGGCATTAGAAATAAATGGTTTGTTCTGGCACTCCGAATTGTATAAAGGTCAAAAATACCACTTAATTAAAACATTATTATGTCGTGAAAGAAATATACATCTTATTCATATATGGGAGGATGATTGGAAATTAAAAAGTGATATATTAAAATCAATTATTTTAAATAAAATAGGATTATTAGATAATAAAATTTGGGCTCGGAAGTGTGTTATTTCTGAAGTTAATAGTAGTGATGCTAGAAAATTTTTAGATGATAATCATATACAAGGATTTTCAAGTTCATCTATCAAATTGGGGTTATATTATAATAATGAGCTTGTTAGTTTAATGACATTTGGTTGGAGAATGACAAATGGTAAAAGAGAATATGAATTAATACGTTTTTGTAATAAGAAAGGTTATGTAATAAATGGCGCATCTTCAAAACTTTTCAAACATTTCATAAATAACTATCAAATAGATGAAATAATATCCTATTCTGATGTTTCAATGTTTGATGGTAATATGTATGATATGTTAGGATTTGAAAAGGTTTCTATATCTAAACCAAATTATTTTTGGGTGGTCAATTCAGTTAGAAGACATAGGTATAATTTTTCAAAAAAGAAATTAGTTAATATGGGTTATGATCCTAATAAAACTGAGGTTGAAATTATGACAGAACTTGGTTATTATAGAATATTCTCTTGTGGTCAGGAAAAGTGGGTTTGGAAATCACCAAATAATATTCAATTAAAAACCCCACTTTATTAAGTGGGGTTTTTAATTTTTAATTTTCTTCTAAAATTTCCACATCTTGTAGAATAGTTCTAACCATTCTATCAACAATCAAGTATGGATCACCATTAGATGCTGGTCTTCTATCTTCAATATAGCCGATCGCGTTCGGATAATTAATAGATGAAGGGATTCTAATAGATTTAGTTCTATCACCAATACCCCAACCAAAATCTTTAATAGATGATGTTTCATTTGCACCAGTTAATCTAGCATCGTTGTTTTCTCCATACACTGCAATATGTTCAGCATGTGTTTTTTCTAATTTTTTACACATTTCAATTGCAATCTCTTTCTTATTAACTTTATCTTCTCTAATAGTTTTTGTAGAAAAGTTAACGTGCATCCCAGAACCATTCCAATCATTACCTTTAAATGGTTTAGGATCTAATTCAATTTTATAATCATATTTTTCACTTAATCTATGTAAGATATATCGTGATACCCATAATTGATCTGCTCCACCTTCTGCTGTAACAGTCCCAATTTGATATTCCCACTGTCCTAGTGCTACCTCTGCATTGATACCACCAATTGCTAATCCTGCTTTAATACATAAGTCTGTGTGTTCCTCAACAAATTCTCTACCTGCAATATTATTTGAACCAACTGAGCAATAATAATCACCTTGTTCTCTTGGTTCACCTTCTTTTGGCCAACCTAATGGTTTATTAGTTTTATTATCAAAGATAAAGTATTCCTGCTCCCAACCATAGTTTGTCTCATCATCGTATTTTTCTAATGTTTCAACCATTTTAGCTCTTGTATTTGTTGAGTGTGGTGTACCATCTGTATTATATACTTCACATAAAACAATAATGGAATTATTTGTAAATGGATTTAAAAAATAATTTTTTGGATATAATAGTAATTCTGATTTTGAAGTTTCTGCTTGATAAGTGGATGATCCATCAAAATTCCAAATAGGTGCTGATATACCACCATTCCTGAATACTGATAATAAATCACTTGTTGGTAAGTCTGATTTAATAATTTTTGTTTTACTTCTGATTTGCTGAGTTTTTGACCCATCTAACCAAATATATTCTAATTTTATCATAAGTTATATTATTTTTTAATGTATTTATTAAAAATATCACCTTTAGTTTACTATATGGTCTAAAAAAATAGGGGGTATTTCAAAAAAATATTATTTTATGTATAAAAATATAATAAAAACTTTTTAATGTATTAATTATATAAAAAATATAAAATTAAATGACATGAATAAAGTTTTTTTACAATTATGGGAAGAATCTGAAAGGGGTTGGGGGATTAGACCTGACGGATGTTCTTTACATATTGATAATATTGAATTAGATAGATATGTAGATAATATCTATTCGGATAGAGGGGATGTTATTCCTGATGAATATGATAGAACAATAGGTGGTTCTATTGAGGCATTTGTTGATGATGAGCTATTTAATAAGGTTATAGTTTCTAAAAACATAAGAATATCACAAAATTCCTTTAATAATCTTATTTTAATGAATGAATTAATTATAAAAAATCCATGATAACTATATTTTATTTATTTATATTCTTATTAACATTAAATGAAATTTATTATATCCTGAATAGAAGAAAATTGGATATTCTAGTAAAAAATAAGCAAATAGATAATGTTAGAATAATGGATATTATTCCATATCTACTAAAAGTTTGTTCATATGTAATACCAATAATAGGTCTGTTTAGTTCTTTTAAAGAATATTTTATAACATTTATAATTATAAATTTATTTAGATTTTTAATCTATCATTTAAATAATAGATTATATCACATATATATCCATATAGTGCCAATAGTTAATATAATAATTTATTTAATGATATTATTAAATAAATTTTTACTTTCCTAAATGTTTATCTGTTATAATTATAAATTTAAACCCCTTCATATTACACCACTTTATCATTGTTTCCCATTTTGATTTATTTCTATAAGCTTCCTTTAGTGAATATTCAAAGTTTTTTAATTTTTTAAGTCCATTTTCAGGCACTTGTAATTTACCCTCATTCAATGATAGTACCATTTCATAATCCTTTTGTGGTTTTACTTCAACTACTACATCTTTAATTTCACCACTTTGTTCTTTTATTTTATAGTAGAAATCTGGGTAATATCTATGATTTTTAATTTTAGCATCACCATCTATAAAATGTGTCATTTGATATGGTATTTCTAAATTCTCACAACCCCATAAAATAATATTTTCATTATTATCTAACCAAACCATAAATTTTTTCTCTAATCCTGATCTATAATATAAACCACCTTCATTATTTAATTTATAGACTTTGTCTTTGTTTTTTGGAATAAAATTACCTTGATGGTACTTTTTATTATTTGGCTTTGAATTCATCATAATATTTCATTTATTTTCTTTTATATATAAAGAAAATTATTTATAAAATGGGACATCTTACAGAATTGGTTAAATTGGACTTATTGGTATATGGTAATAATGAAGTTGATAATTTCAAAAATAATTCATTATTCTTCTATCAAAAATATCAAAAAAGTGATGATAGTGTAAAAGCGATAAAATTAACAGATATTAAACCAGGTGGTTTTTACTTCTTCCATTATCTTGATGATTCTAATTGGATTAAATATTCACCTGTATTTGTTATTGATTTTAAAAAATTTGATAACCAAATAGTTCTATTTTGTGTTAATTTAAATTTTATACCTCTAAAAGTTAGAGTTATGCTTTTTGATCCTTATATAAAAGAGCAAGATTTTGATAAAAAGAATTTCTTTCTAAAGGTTAATTATGAAACTATGTATAAAGTTTTAAAAAAATATTCATTCCAATATGCATTGATGGAATATAATTTAACACAAGTTAAAATAGTACATAGAATAGAAATTGATATGCTACCTAGGTTTTTATATTCCCAGCACCCACAAGCGAAATATGACCCAAAAAAACTTATGGAAATATGGAATAAGAAATTTTCTGAACAAGATGCAAGAGATAAGGAAATGATGCTATCTGATATAAAAGAATTTTATGATACTAATAAAGAAATATCTGATAAATATGATCTTTTAAAGGGACATATTGATAGATTACAAAAATCTGCAAAAAAATATGGTGGTAAATAGTTTTTTTATTATATTTGTATAAACAAACTTAATTAAACAAAACCATGAATTACACAACTTACATCTCAGCAGCTGAAAAGTTAGCAACTTTTGGTCAAAAAAATAAATCAATGGAAATTATTAAACATGCCATTGGTATGGAAGAGCGAAAAATAAAAGAATTAGAATTTGATATTTTAGTTGGTGAAGTAAAACCATTTAATGGTGCAAAGTTTTTATCATCCAGAGTAATTAGAGAGAAAGAGGGAATAACTATTATCTTCATATTTACTTCTGGTGATCCATTATTACCTAATTCTAATACACATAGAATAAATGTGACTATCAATAAAGATGGTAGCATAAAATGGCACGATGGGAATTTATTTCTTGATAGAAAGTCTGTTAAAAAATTTGATAATCTAGTTAAACATTTATTCAACTACCAAAAGGATATGGTAAAAGTTTTATCTGATTTATCACTATCCAAAGATGATTTGAATGTTATTACCAGAACATTTTATATATAATATTGTGGATTTTGATTATAATATTTTATTTGAATTCCTATCAGAGGAAGATAGAAAATCATTTATGGTTTGGGATACTTCTTTCTTAAATATGAAACAAGATTTTATTGTAGTAATTTATAGAGCACCTTTTCAAAAAAGGTGATTAATTCCTTTGATTGAATATGAATTGAAGTTAAAGGAAAAACTACGGAACGATAAGTTGAACGAATTAGGAATATAGAAAAGGGGCATTAAGCCTCTTTTTTTGTTTTGGTAGTAAATATAGAAAAATGTAGAAAGGGATCGTATATATTTAATATATAGAATATGAAAGCTAGTGAAATAATGAGAAAATATAATATAACTAGAAGAACTTTATATAACTGGGTTAAGAATGGTGTTATAAAAACTGATAAAACCCCAAGTGGTAGATATATATACCATGATACTAATATTATAAAAAAATGTAATAATAATGAAAACATGTAGTAAATGTAAGATTGTAAAACATATTGATGATTTTCACAAAGACAAAAGTTCAAAAGATGGTCATAAATATAAGTGTAAAGAATGTACTAAAATTGGTAAATATGAACTTAATAAGTTATATAGACTGAATAATAAAGAAATATTAAGAGAGAAATCTATTATATATAGAGAGAATAATGTTGAAAAACTTAAAGAAAGATCAAAAAATTATTACAGTAAAAACAAAAATATAATTAAAGAGAAAAGTAAAAATTACTATTCTAATAATAAAGAAAAGAAGATAGAATATCAGAAGAAGTATCAACAAAATAATAAAGAAAAAAGAAATACATATTTAGCAAATAGGCGGAAAAATGATCCATTATTTAAATTAATAACAAATGTTAGAAATTTAATATATAACACATTCTATTATAATGGATATAGTAAAGAATCTAAAACATATGATTTATTGGGATGTACATTTGAATATTTCAAAGAATATCTAGAAAATAATTTTGAGGATTGGATGAATTGGGACAATAGAGCATTATATAATGGTACATTAAACTATGGTTGGGATATTGACCATATCATACCATTATCTAGTGCTACTAATATTGATGAACTAATAAAATTGTGTCATTATACAAATTTACAACCATTATGTAGCTACATAAATAGGGATATAAAGAAAAATAATATAAATTATGGCATCATATAATTACCAAAATAACAATTCTGGGCAAGATTTCGGAATGCAAAACTCAGCTGTTGAAAATAAAGGTTTATTTAACCGAATATTGAGAAATTTATCAAATCATGGTATGAACTACGATGATATGATAATTAGAAATCAAGTTGGTATAGGAATAAACGAAGATCCATATGCATCAAAAGAAAACTCAATGTATTCTTTCTTTTCACAAAGAGCAGTTGCATCCGTTCTTAACAGAAAATCTGTACCATATTTAGATAAATCATATCCTGATAAAAGAAGAATTCTACGTGAATATTCTATAAAGGATGAAATTAGAGATTTCGTAAGTCAAGTAGCAGATGAATGTATAGTATATAATGATGATAGGGATTTCTGCTCACCAAGGATGTTATCTAATGATTACACACAGGATATACAAGACAAATACCAAGAGTATTTTGAAAAAGTATATAATAAATATGGATTTGCTGATAGTGTTACAGCTTGGAACATGATAAAAGATTTTTTAATTGATGGTTATGTAGCTGTTGAGATTGTATATGATGATAAAAAGAAAAACATAATAGCATTTAATAGATTAAGACCCGAAACAATTGTACCAGCATATGAGCCAAATGTTGGTCATTTATGGATACAATTCCCAGAAGATCCACAGTTAAGAAGAATATTTTTAGATTCTCAAATTGTTTTTATTTCTTATTCTACACAAAATGATTATTCAGAGACTTCATATGTTGAAGGTCTTATAAAACCCTATAATCAACTTAAGATATTGGAGCAAACTAGAATAATGTTTAATATTATAAATGCTACTCTCTATCAAGAATTTAAAATTCCAATTAAAGGTCTTTCTAAGCAAAGAGCAGAGGAGCAAATAGGTCAACTTATACATGATTACTCAGAAGAAGTTGAGTGGGATGATTCTCTTGGGACGCTAACTATCAATGGATCTAAACACTTGCCATATAATAAGCAAATATGGTTTCCCGAAGGTGATGCCGGATCACCATCTATGGAATTGAAATCACCACAAGGTCACGATTTAAATGAAGAAACCATGCTTAAATGGTTTCATCAAGCATTAAAAAGAGCTAGTAAAATTCCATTAAATCGCTTTGAGGGTGAATCAGGTGGTGGTAATCTAGTAACAGATGCATCTGAAATGACAAGAGATGAAATTAAATTCCATAATTTTATTGGTAGACTTAGAGCAAATTTCAAAGAACTTATTGTCAAGCCAATAAAACTTCAGATGTTAATTGAATTTCCAGAATTATCAAATGATGAGATATTTTTAAATCAAATGGATATAAACTTCTATTCTAATCAAGTATTTGAAGAGTGGAAAAAGTTAGGTAATTTAGAGAAAAAGGCAGGTATAGTAGGTACATTATTAGNTGTGATGAATGGTGATAAACCATATTTCCACATTGACTATATAATGGATCACGTATTCAAATTAACACCCGAAGAAAAGGCAGAAAATCAAAAATATTGGGCAAAAGACGCAACTGCAATGGGTTCTGGTGCTCCAGGTGCACAAGGTGGTGCACAAGGTGGTGCACAAGGAGGAGCACAAGGTGGTCTTCCAAGCATGGAAGGTGAAGCAGGAGGAGCACAAGCACCAGCACAAGGAGCACAGGCACAAGCACCAGCACAAGGAGCACAGGCACAAGCACCAGCACAAGGTGGGGCACAAGGTGGTACTGAATTTGAGTTCTAAAAATAACACTAAAATAAAAAACCTCTCATTTTTGAGAGGTTTTTTTATGCAACATTATTTGGTAAATCTACATAGAAATAGTTAAAAACACCATCACTAAATTTCATTTTTATTTCCAAGTTGATACCAGAATCTAATACATTTTTAATAATCCGGCCATTAGAAATGTTTAAAATTCTCCATTTTATTTTAAGTTTTTCAACAGTTTCATCCTTTAAAGTTAAACTCATAGAAACTATGAAAATACAAGTCTTTCATAATAAAATATCAACTTCATCATTATATAAGAAGCCAAATTCTGATATATCATCAATATCAAATTGTAATTTTGTATTACCCAAAAGATTATTTAATCTAACTTCTCTTTTAAATACAACCGTTTTTAAGAACTTACTCAAACTTATACATTTAAAAAAAAAAATGCTCCTCGCGCTATATTTATTGCTTACGCAATAAAATAGTGCATCTGATGTCTTATTCCTAATTCATCGACAAGCTGAACCACGTTAGTAGTTGGACTCTCATCTCCAAAGGCAGTCACGGATAAACTACTCTGCGGATGCAGAGAGTGCGAAGCACTATCCGCCATTATCAAGATTAACTTGATATATTTTATATTATTAAAAATTAAAAAGTTTAAAAATATTTAAACTTTTTTTCACAAATGTATAAGTTTGTCCATTTTTTAAGTTATCTGTTTATA